ATGAGAGTCGAACCCTTAAGATCGCCGTTAGATATTGAACGCATGGAACACGCGCTTCGCTGGTACGGTTATCGCAATTGGATGTTTTTCAAACTTGGCATTAATACGGCGTTGCGCGGTGGAGACCTTATCCGTTTGCAGGCTCGCCACGTTCGGGCGTCTCATTTGATGCTGAAAGAATCGAAAACAAGGAAGCTAAATCGTTTTTACCTGAATGATTCCATGCGTCCATTCTTGGACGACTACGTGAAATATATGGATGATGATGATTACTTGTTTCGCTCCCGTTATCAAAATGTTCCGATGACAATCGGCTCTGCTTATCGCATGATGGCGGTGGCTGCCGAACGGATCGGGCTTAAAAATATTGGGACGCACACTTGCCGAAAGACGTTCGGCTATCATTTTTACAGGCAGACCCAAGATATCGCCATGCTGATGGAATTACTTAACCATAGTTCGGAACGTGAAACTTTATACTACATAGGCGTTTTGCAGGATGATGCAGATTCAGCCGTAAAGGGGTTTTTTCTTTGAGTGATGAGCAGCAGCGTGAACATTTGATCGTTTTGGTAGACTGGGCTAGTTTTACGCTCAAGGGGTTGACGCTCACGCAAGTTTTTGAGCTGATCGGCATTCCTGAATCGGAATTTGTAGACTTGCCCCGTGGTCTTCATTTTTACGCCAAGCAAAAGATTTGTGGGGACATTCGGGTGCTTTGGGAAAGTACAACGGGGATGGATTTAGGCATACACGTTCAAATGTCAGGGCAAGGCTGCCGTGAGTACGAGACGTTTTACAACGGCGATTGGTATGAATTGTTTGCCAAGGTGATCAATAACGGCGGCAAGTTTAGTCGTTTCGATTTGGCAGCTGACGAATTTCGTTACAATGGCGAGAAGCCATATTACACGGTCAACCAGCTGATCCGTAAGGTGAAGCGCGGTGAAGCCAGGAGTAAATGGAAAAATCTTAACCGTATGGAGAAGATACGCATATCTGATGGATTGAGTCAGGGCGACACGGCTTACTTCGGATCGGCGCTCTCCGACATCCAGCTTCGCGTGTACGAGAAGAACAAAGAACGGGAAAATGCAGGGAAGCAGCTCGAAGAGCATTTGACCGTTTGGAATCGTGCGGAGCTAGAACTCAAGGATGATCGGGCGCAGGATGCCGTGGCAGCTCTCCTGTACGGGGACGACGGCGGTTTGATTTTCTTCCGGCTTGTCAAAAACTATTTAAACTTTGTTGATCGGGGTTGCGATAGTAATAAGGCTCGGTGGCCTGTCTGTGATTGGTGGCTGGACTATCTTGGTGAAGTTGAACGTCTCCAGCTCTCCCGTCAGGCTCCCGATAAAACCATTGAACAAAAGGAAGATTGGGTTAATAGACAGGTCAATCCTACTCTAGCTGAAATTTGGTATGCGCATGGTTCTCCTGGGCCGGAAATGCTTTGGGACATGATTAGCGACGGCCTAGAGCGTATGACAGACGCACAGGTGGCGCGTGCGACGGATTTCCAGAATAGGAAGCGGAAAGAAGCTGGAGAGCATTTGCAAAGGCGTATCGAGCGTAGGGCAATGCAACTGGAGTTCACCAAGGATGCGAGTCGGACGTTTGTTGCGGAGCTGGCAAAGGCTCATCGGCAAAATGAGGACAGCAAAAAAGAGCCGTTCGCAGCGGCTCCTTCGAATGACCCACGCATATAGGTCGGTGATACTAAGTGTAGCTAAAGAAAGTATTGCCAACTCATCCATAAAGCGTTTATACTAGATATAGTTTAATTCGGAAGGACTGCTGCAAGCTTTGGTCGGCACAGCAGTCGCTTCCTATGAGGCATCCCATAGCAACTGGGGTGTCTCTATACATGCATTATAGTACAATTGTTCTGTTTTCAAAAGGGAACATCCGTTCTTGTCAAGTGCCGACCATTTCTCATGGTAGGCACTTTTTTTGTTTTCTCCTTCCATTCTCATTTTCACGAATGTACAAAAAGTGCAAATGAGTGGTGCCCCCAAAATGCTTCGTTTGACCCCGAAAATTTCTTTTCCTCAAATGTGACAATTTTGTGAACCACGCTCACCCCGAGCTGTTCTTATAAAACTACTAAAAAAAGGATGTGCTGTTATGAAAGCAAGAGTTTTGATTCTGGGTGCAAGCCGTTATAAATTTCCTCAAGAAGGTACAGGCGAAATTATTGAAGGCTGCAAAGTTCACTTTGTAGAGGAAGACGGTGGCGAAGAGGAAAACAACATCGGTCGTATTCCTCAAACTACGATCATGGATTATGAATTTTACGAGTATGTGAAGAAGCAGCCTTTGCCTTCCATTTTTGAAGCCGACATGATTGTTTCGATGCGCGGTAAAAAACCAACACTCAAAATTGCAGATTTCATTTTCGTCGAGCCGATTAATTTTGCCAAGTCGAAAAATCAGCAAGCGTAATGCGCGTTATCTTAACGGGTGTGGTTAGTGCCTTTCGGCTGGTCGATATGCCAAAAGGCAGCAGCAAGGTCGGACAGATCGACATTGTACAGGCTGGTGATAAACGTTATGCAACGAAAGTCGTTAGCGTCTATATTCCAAATGGAGCTTATTGCCGTTTGATTGCCGAACATTTGCAGGAACATGTCGATCCGATCATTAGTTTGCTTTGCTGGCTGAAAGAAGGAAAAGAGCTTGAGATTGAAGTCGTCGAAATGCTGACGTTAACGGAAGGAGTGCTGCCAAGTGGAAGAAACGCCAATACCAACAGAAACACCGATTCTAACACCGACCCCGACTCCGATCCCGACCCCAACGCCGATTCCGACGACCCCACCTTATGCGCAGGATCAAACGGATTGGCTCCAGCAAATTAGTGAGCAGCTTTCTACGATCATTCATATTGGTTGGCTTTGTTTTATTGTCTTAAGTATTTATTGTGGCTATAGTTTGGCTGCTAGGATGGTGAGCCGTCGATGAACATTTTATATCTTTGGATTTTGTCTCTTGCTTTTGCTTCAGCTGGAATCCTTGTGCTTTCCCTGATGTCTTTATCGGAATGGATTTATAGAAAGTGGGGTGGCTATTACTAATGGATTTGTTCATTGTGCTATTGCCTACTTTCATCCTTTCTTTTGGTGCTAGCTTCTTGATTAATATTTTTAAGGATTCGATGGATTCTACCGCTTCGGATTCGAATGAAGTAAAGCCTGTAGAGGTGATCAATATTGGAGACTTTGGCAGGAGATGAGCTTTTTATTTTTTACGCTTCGTTTTTGATGGGCTTAATGTTTGGCCTTCTTAAACTGGTGTATCGCGAAAGGGGGTGATAGCACATTAAAGTGCGTATCCTGATTTGTTCGTTGCTGCTCATGACTCTTTTTGTTTTCGGTGGACAAGCTTTTGCTTATGATGGTGGTTTGTTGAACGGTCAGCCTGGTCAGCTGTATCTCCCAAGGGATGCTACCTTGAACGGTACATACACGGATGCAGTTACGGATAATGACACTTCCACACAGGTTTTTTTGCCCTATCTTAGTAATAATTCGATCTCTTGGACGTTATCAGCTACGGCGAATATCACAAGCTATCGTATTCAACGAAGTGGTTCAGGTGGAGCTACGGTTACTTTTTATAATGCTGCTGGTACTTCGATTCATGCGGTCAGTCGGGCTACAGGTACCTTTAATGTCAACTTGGTTGGTGTTAAAAAAGTTAGTATCATAAATGGTTCTTCTGGCTCTAGTACTTATATTCAGGAGTTTGATATTTTTGGCGAATTTGTCTATCCTGTCCCATCTGCCCTTGTTGCTACGCCGGATACCCGATCCGTTAAGTTGGCTTGGAACGATATTCCTGACGCTGGTCATTTGGGTTATGTCGTTTATATGGATAATCAGCTAATCACGGCGACTCCTATTACGAATAAGAATTATATAGTGACGGGTCTTGCTCCTGATGTGCCCCATAAGTTTTATGTGAAGTCGGTTTATACGGGTGGGTTTTACAGCCAAATGTCAAATGAAGTGACGGCTGCTGCTTATGGTGATCCGATTAACAAGCCCCAGCTTTCAGGTACGGAATTTCTGGATCGCATCGATCTGCAATGGACGGCTGTAATAGGTGCTCAATCCTATCGCCTTTATGCTGTTGACGTTGGTCAGTTGTACGCTGGAACTAACCTTACTTACAGTCATACGGGATTGCCTTTAGGTACAGCATATACTTACTATGTTGTTGCTTATGATGAATATGGTAGGACGGTCACGAGTGATCAAATTCAATTGAAGACTCGTGAGCCACCTGATCCCGTTTATCCGATTATCGAAGTGCTTAGCAAAACGCATGATACGGTGCAGCTGCGTTTTAAAAATGGTAGTCCACCGTACACGCTGTACCGCGATGATGATTTGATATCGAACAATCTGTCTACGAATGTTTTTACTTTCAATGGCACTCTGACATCGGAAACGCTTTATCATTTTCGGGTCGGTTACACGGATGTTTACGGACGTTATTTAGAGTCGCAGCTTGATGTGACGACTGGAACTCTACCCGATGCTGTTATGCCTGTTTTGACGGCTAATAATGTGACGGCAGAATCTTTACGGCTTACTTGGAATCAGGTGGGTGTGTCGTATAAGGTTTTGCAGAATGGTGTTGAGCTTGGTGAGCAAACGACAACGTTTCGTGCTGTTTATGGCTTGACGGAGAAAACGGCATATACGTATCAGGTTATAGCGATTGATCGTTTTGGCCGTGAGAATGCATCCAACGTATTGACGGTTACGACATCTGCTAGGCCTGTGCCGACTGATCCTCCAGCACCGACGGGAACGCCACCGCCTATTAGCCATTCGGATAATCCGGATCTGAACAAAGCTAATGACCAACTCATTCAAGGCGCGAAGGATACGAAAGAAAGTAGCATGGTCATGATTTGGGTGATCATCGGTATTTTCATTTTGATTTTCGGGGCATGGTGGCTTATCCGAATTTTCAAAAAGAAGATGACGGCTGTTCATCAAACGAAGTCTTCTGGAGCATCAGCTTCGGCCGGATCGGCCGGATCGGGTGGATCGGCTCCAATGAATTTATCTTTAAAATCGGTTAGAAAAACAAATTACAATGCCCAGAAAGGGCACGGGAGGAACAATTATTATGTGGAAAAAACTCGGTACAGCAGTAGGCAAGGTAAACAAAGGTATTAGTGCAATGATGATGGCGATTGCTGTTATGGCTATGATGGCTGTTCCGGCGTTCGCTGCTAACCCTGATCTTGATACAGTAACGGGTAACTTGACTGACGGTGCGAATGACATGAAGGTCAACGCGATGGAAATTATCGCAGTCTGCATCGTCATCTTTATCGTCGTTTTCGGTATCAGCTGGTTGATGAGCATCTTCAAGAAAAAAATGTCCAAAGCAGCCTAATATGCTGCGATTTATAAGAATCATGTTGATTGGGGTAATAGCGCTTGCGCTATTTCCCTTTTCTACTTATGCAGCCGGAACGCCATACTTCGGACCACAAGGGCAAGATGATTTTTTGTGGTACGGGGACGATGAATTTCCCAAGTCGGAAGAACAAGGCATTACCCTGAATGTGGATGAAACGTCATTATCGTTTCAGTCGGTGATCGGGGAGGTAACGATGTCTCCTAGCATCGTTGAAAATCGGGAGATCGTCCGATTTTACGTGACAGCTAACAATCGGATCGTTGATTATTTTGATCCGGCATGGGATCAAACGACGAATCAATATCGGTCAACGTATTGGCTGCGCATTGCGATGGATGACTGGAACATTGGTACCCGTGTCTATTTTAAAATTGTTGCCGTCACAAGCAGCAGCAGCTTTGAAATTGGCGATCCGTTTGTTGGGTATGTGGTTGCCTGGTCAAATCAAACGCCAACCTATCAGCTCAAACCGCTGCCTGTATCGGACAGTGATACACACGGCTGGTTAAAAAAAATCTTTGACCTGTTGGAAGAGCTGCTCACGGCCATGAACAGCAAGCTGGCCGAAATTAATGCGAATGTGAAAAAGATTTATGAAATTACACCGCAAACGCAAGCGAAGTTTGATGCAGCAATGGCGAATTTGCAAGCCAAGCTCCCCACGGAGCAAATGAAAAATGAAATGCAGAATGCGCAGCAAGTGGTACAGAATAGCGCAAATAGGATCGAAAACACACCCCAAAAAGTCAAGTTTGGCGAAATCCATTGGATGGGGGTCGTGACAACGGATGCGCTGGATTTTACGGATTTTATGGAACTCATTGATAAAATTCGAACGATTGTGAAAATAACGTTATGGTGCGAATTTTTTTACTTTGTCATTCTGATTTTACGACCACGCCTTGTTGCTTAAGGGGGTTAAATAGTTGATAGATAATATGATGGATACGATGGCGAATTTCATGAATCGGGTAGCTGAGTGGCTTACCCTTCCAGCGATTGACTGGGCGAAGTTTGCTGAGAACTGGAACAAATTAATTGATACGGTGGCTGCATGGAATAAGATTTTTCCGCTCACGGATCTGATGGTCATTATGGGATTGGTCATAGCCTTCAGTATTGCGTTGATGATTTTTTACACGGTTGTCCTGATTAAAAGCTTTATACCGTTTTCGGGAGGAAAATAGCGATGATGGCATTTTTGTACAAGTTGTTTGCCAAGGTGACGCGTAAAGGGCTGCTGACCTTCGCGATCAAGCGTTTGCCTGTGTACTTGGCTGGATTAACCATATTAATGATTTGGGGAGTGCCTGGCGTTATGATGACTTTTTTGTTGGTAATGGCCTTTTTCTTCGGGTGGTTCCTGAATAAGTTTTTAGCAGCCATTAAGGATTACAGACTGACGCAACGGTTGAATCGGATACATTTCACTCATATTGAATTTGACACGATGCGTCGAGAACGGGACATGGCCATTCAGGCGTATCAAATGGTGATGGAAGCCGATTCGAAGGGGCGACGGGTTAAGGCGGCTGGCATGCCGCCGACGCCCGTTCCCCCTTCGAATCGTGCCTATGACCCCGATACGATTAGGGAGTACATGCGCCAGCACGGCAATGGGGAGGAAATGGCATGATAGAAGTGTTGACCGGGCTTCCGGGGTTTGGTAAAACAGCTACGGCTGCTAAGTGGTCGTTCAACAAAATGCGCGAAGGAAAGGTCGTATACAGCAATTTCCCCTTAAAAGGGGCTATTCCCTATCATGACCCGTTGCAAGTTTTAGGGCGCGTTAAAAACGCTCTGATCGTCATGGATGAAGCTGGTATTCTGCTTGATGGTCTGCAAATGTACAACATGCCGTATGAAGTGTTTTATGAGCTTAGGCAGCATCGGAAGGACGGCGTGGATTTATTGTTAACGGCGCAAAGCATATTGGATATTGCCTACCCGTTCCGGCGCTTAATCCAATTTGAAAATCGGATTACCATGAAGCTCGCTAATTTTGTACAGGTATCGGTAAAAGATCCTCAGCCAGCTGGGCAGATTTTTGGTAAGCGACTTTGGTACCTGAATAAATGGATATTCGACGTGTATCGGACAGACTTCAAAGTCAAAACGCCTGACTACCTTGGCCTGAATGGCTTGATCGATGCAGAAGATATGCCGGAGCCGGATTATGAAAAATGGCGCCGTGAGTATGAAGTTTTGAAACAGCTTATGAATGAAGGTCTGCATTTGAATGGCTATGATCCAGCGAGGAGGTTGTTTGTGGCATGAATCACAATGTCTTTCGGCAGATCGGCTTGCGCTTAGGGGTATTGGGTGCTATTTTCGGCATTCTTACCCTGATCGCTTTTTTCATGGGTTTACCTCAACCGTGGGTGTGGGCTGCAATGTTTACCATGTTGTCATGGACAACGGTAGTTAGGAATTTAATATGAAGAAGAAAATTCAGTATGGTGCCATTATTATTTCGGCATGCTGCTTCGTCTATTTGTTTATCATGCAAGTCTTGAAGGTCAAAGGTATTTTTACGAACGTCGAAAAGTTCACCTTAATGCCGTTACTGATCGCCGTTGTGCTGCTGGTTGCGTTGTTGTGTCATGGTGGACTATATGTCCTGATAATGGATCGCAAGGAAATGCGTCATGTGGTGGTGGATGATGATGAGTGGTGGACAAAATGGGACAGGGTGTAAGCTGATGTATGAAGAACCGAAAGGCTGCTACCGTTGTCATGTCCCAATGGATTCGGAATGTGGCAAGCATCATGTGGTCATTTATTCATGTCGTTTATGTGGCTTGATCGTAGAAGGCGTTCTCCAGCCGTTGCCGGAATGGGATGAGTTTCCGCTATGATGCCGCTGGTCGATATTATGAATGTCCCTGATGTAATGCCGATTCCGACGACAAGGGAAATTATCAGTTTGATTCTTTTTTATCTGATTGTGCTGGTCGTAGGTATCCGGCTGCTTAAGCGGAAGAAGTGAACGTTAACAAATTGCCACCTTCAGCAGCTGCGCCCGGCGTCAAAATGTTAACAAATGAGTGGCAGCCGGCGCGCCAGGCGTGCTTTAAATGTTAACAAAATAAAACGGCAGCCGGACGGATCGTCGCCAGCTGCCGTAAAGAATGTTAACTTACATACTCGATTGATTTATGATTTCATGCATTCGTTTTATCGCTTCCTGATGTTGGACATGCGTTAGCTTGTCTTTGTGTAGTTCGCGTATGGCTGCCAGATAGGCAACGGTTTCGGATTCGGATTTCAGCTCAAGTTCCTTTTTTAAATCTTGCACGACTGTTTTTACACCCGTATAGACTTGCATCATCTTATAATTGCTCATCTAAAGATCATCCTTTCTTTATAGGCATAATAACACAACTTTCTAAAGAAAATCAAGTACATTCTATAGACGAATCTAAAGAAAATGTGCTATAATATAAACAAGGAACAACAAAAACTTTAGATTGGAGTGGGCGAAATGACTGAAAAGCAAAAGGCTGAGTGGTTCGAAAATCATCGGATGCTTACTCGTCAGGTTGACATTTGTTTGGAAATGCAGAGCGTCATGTTCGACGATCCGGCTTTTGAAGCGTTGGCCGCTGAATGGAACGAATTACAGTCGGCTTTGTATCCAGCGCATGAATAAGTTCCTATGTTGCGATTTTCCAATGCCGTACCGTGCCATCTATCCTGTGTATGACCGTGCGATGATTGGTCATGATAAATCGCCATGCTGCAAAGTTGAATTGGTCGTTATTGATTTTGGTTCGGTCAAACTGAATGCGCAAGGTCGGCAGCTGCCGCGATATTTGGCACGTTGCTTCCGTTGTGCGAAGGATTATCCGGCGCGTGGGTGGGAGTATGAGCAGCAGCTTGCTGCTGTTCAGCCACCAATGACCCCACCGCTGGAACTTGCTGCTTCATCGCAAAGGGTTTGATCGTATTGAGCAGCTACAGTTCTTTTAGCTCGTAAAATAGTTGGCGTTCAGGCATTGACAAAATCCGGCCAGGGTTTACCCTTATCCCTTTTAGGGCAATTGTCTGAGCTGGAGCCGACAACGAAAGTAGTATGAAGGAAGGCCGTCTTTGCCCTTTAGGCCTGACGGCGTGAAGCCAAGTGCGATGTTAACATTTCGCACGTTCATGGTTGCAGCTGCAGCACTGAAATGTTAACAGAAACGCACGCTGCAGCGAGATCTGGACGTTTGATTTGTTAACAAATTAAAGAGCTGCCGCGGCGATCCGTGAACCGGTTAAAAGGAGAATGTTAACATGTCGATGGATTTAACCCACATTCGTGTTACTACTGATATTAAGTTGGAGCTTGAAAAAATCAAGTCGCGTTATTCTCATGTTTCAAGTGTTTCCGATGCCATAACGCATTTGATAGAAGAGAATAAAAGATTTCAGCGCCGAATGGAAGAGCAGGCGAAAGAGTTCCAGAAAGAACGTGAGCTGCGGAATTTGAACGATTTGACGCTTGGTGTTGATCGCAAGAATCATTTGCGCACGTTGCAGGATGAGCTTTCTTTGCGAAATCCTGAACAAATTGTCGATCTGCTTATCCATCATTATGAAAATAATGATAAGCTTGACCGATCTACTCTATTATTTTTTGCATCTTTAAAATCTTGATGGAGGTTTTCCTATGAAAAAGTTGCTTAGACATTGTTTGGTGCAATCTGACTCTCATCGAGAGGCGGCTGAATGGATTCAGCAGAACCCTGATACTTTATCTGCTGGAATGTCGTATCAGTGTCATATCGCGAAGTCAGAAGCTTACCTTGAAATGGCGGTAGAGATTGAAAGAAGGATGGAAGAAACGAAGGTTCATCCACTTTTTGGCTCCTTAAAGACTTTTTTTAATCAAGACCCTTTAATTATTGTAGCTAAACTTTTGGGATTTTTCGGTTTGATTCTTTTTCTACAGCATCTAATTGATAGGCTATTTTGATTGCTGGAAGAGGTGGAAACATGACTTTTGATGATTTTGCTGTAGCAGCTTTCTATGTTTTTTTAACTACTTTCTGGCTTCTTGTAGCGTTTATGGTTGGCTGCCTTTCTCTTTCATTTTGCATTAGATATTGGAAGGGAAAGAAGGAAAATGTTTAAGTCTGCGTTTGCACTATTTCGCAAAAACGCGCCGCGCCAGCGGCGCAACCCCCGGATTGTAACACGGGGGTAGAAAATACACAGTACCTCGACGGACGCCTTCATACGTCTGTTTTTTTCTGAAAATTCGCTAATAATCGTACTTTTGAAAGGATTTGCCACCTCATTGTCGAATTACTAATGCTGACTAAAAACAGGATGTGATAACGTGATTGAAATGCAAGACATTTGGAAGACTTACGTCGACGGTACCCATGCTCTGCGAGGAGTGTCCGTACGCATAGATCGCAATGAATTTGTGTATTTGGTAGGGCCTTCCGGGGCAGGGAAATCAACCTTCATGAAGCTGATCTATCGCGAGGAAGTGCCTACGAAAGGGCAGCTTTCCGTAAATGGTTTTAATATAGGCAAGCTTAAGCCGCGCAAAATTCCATTTGTACGGCGCAACATAGGCGTTATTTTTCAGGATTTTAGATTGCTTCCGAAGCTGACCGTGTTTGAAAATGTCGCTTTTGCAATGGAGGTTATCGAAGCACCTAAGCGGATTATTAAAAAACGGACGATGGAGGTTCTCGATCTCGTCGGTCTCAAGCATAAGCATGCCAGCCTGCCGGCCCAGCTTTCAGGGGGAGAACAGCAGCGTGTGTCGATTGCCCGGGCAATAGTGAATAACCCGTCGGTTATTGTAGCAGACGAGCCTACCGGCAACCTGGACCCGGAGACGTCCATGGAGATTATGGCTTTGCTGGAGGAAATCAACTTTCGCGGCTCGACCATCGTAATGGCGACGCATAACCGCGATATTGTAAACAGCTTGCGCAAGCGTGTCATCGCTATCGAGAATGGCTTGGTCGTTCGGGATGAGGCAAGAGGGGAGTACGGTTATGAAATTTAG